TCAGACATCTGCAAAAGAATATCGCCAGTCGAATGAAATGCCGCCAGATTCCACGCGCCCACGGCCCCGCCATCTCGATCCTGCGCCACTCCGCCGAAGCGTTGCAACTGCGCGGCGGTGGGATCATCGGCATCCACGGCAAAGATGTATTCGATCGCAGCGGGATTCTTGGCGCGAGAAAGCCACAGACTCATCGTCTGCACGGCCTGCAGCGGCCTTCCCCTTGTCGCGTGGAGAATACTGATCTTTGGGCCTTGTGAGCTATTCAGCAAGTCAGCCTCTAGCGCAAAAGCCTCCTTCGCCTTGCCTGCCATGCGAAGCGCCCAAGCGCGAAGGCGAGTCGCCTTCCAGCCGTAGTATTCGGCGCGATGCGTCCATTGTGGGAATGACGGCACGGGGATTTTCTCCATGCGATCGAGCGCGGCGAGAGCTTCGTCGGCCTTGCCTTGATCGATCAGAATCGACGCCTGCAACGCGATCGCTTCGCGGCGGTTAGGATCGAGCTTCTCGGCAGCGGCGGCGAATCGCAGGGCCGTATCGCCATCCGTCATATTGCTCATGTTCACCATCGTCTCGTAGCGGTGAACAGCATCGACGCTCTTGAGCGCGAGCGTTTCCGCGCCGTAGCGGATCGCCTGCTCGCGTTGGCCTTGGATCATTTTCTCGTAGTGCAGGTAAAACTTGATGTTCGGCGTGAATTGATCGTTGAACTCAAGGATGCGCGTGTTGCGCTCGTTGCTCGGCCTGCGCCCCAATGGCGGCCTATGATGCGCGGATTCAAGATCGCGGCGGCTCCAGATTTTGATCGTTTTGGTTGGATGCATGTTCTCATGCACCGGTCTCCACCACCAGCCGCTCTTGTAGCGAAAGAATCGTTCCCGTGGCGCACGCTTGTGCTGCTCGGGGATCACATAGTCGGTAAGAATCCAATCGCAATCTTCTGGGCATTCTGTCAGCGCCTTCAGGTGCGGCTCGACTTGAGACTCTGGCAGGATGTCATCAACATCAGCCCACATTACCCAGCCGTCTTCGCCTGCGAGATTGTAGGCGGCTCTCATCGCTTGGTTGCGGGCGGCTGCGAAGTTGTCGAGATGCGGCCAATCTTCGCAGAGCGGCGAGTTGAAATATTCAGCGGTGACGCACCCAAGCTCCTTGGCAATGTCGAGCGTGCGATCTGGTGTTAGCGATCCGATTGCGCGAACGACGACAATCTCGTCGCAGATTTTCTTGTAGCTCTCAACGCATCGAGTGATGCGCTCTTCTTCGTTGCCAGTAATGAATGCGGCAACCAGTTTCTTTTTTTGGTTCATGTCTAAATTGGGTGGCGTGTCAATAACAGAAAACCCGCCCCCTTGCGAGGGCGGGTTTCTGCGAAACAACCAACACCGAAATATTACAGTCCAGTCGTGATGCGGATGATGCTCGATCCGTCAACAACCTTCTCCGAAATATGCTGGCGAACACGCAGCACATTGGAGCGGCGGGCCTCATCGCGGTAGGTCTCCGCAACGAAGGGCACAGGGCTATCAGCACCCCAGAGGATGGAGCGTCCGAAACCACCAGCAGCGAATTCTCCGCCAGCTGTATAGCCGAGGGCCATATAGGTATCGTTCCAAATGAATCCACCAGAGTAGGCTTGGCCCTTCTTCGCGGTGTTCTTGGGGGCGCGGCCAACGAGAACTTTATCGACGCCGACTGCCTGGGCAACTTCCTGCTCGGAGAGCAAGCGGGTGCTGTTGGTGGCAACAACGCCGAACATCTGGTTCTGAACTTTTGTGCTGCGGCGAACGCGCTCGAACAAAGTCGCAGACATGACGAGCGTGTTAGGAAGCACGCCATACTTTGCGAGTTCCAATTTGCCAGCGGCCACATCAGCGGGAAGATCGAAGCTAGTCAGATTCGCCTCGGTGTAAGCAGCGGCTGCGCCAGTTCCAGAGATGGCGGTCAAGCCATTCGCGGCGTAGGTGAGCGCGGCAACGCGGGCCTCATGGCCAATTTGAATCTGGCTCAAAAGCATGTCAGCCACGGCAACCTCAACATCGAGGAAACGGGCGAGATCGCGCTGAGTGGCATCAGGAAGAACTTCCTCAAGGCCGTATTCAGTAGTCGCGAAGGTGTCAGAGACAAACTTGCGGGACACGCGAGGATAGGCGCTGCCAGCGGCGATCTTGGTAGCATCGTCGTTGAGGGCTTCGCTCTGTCCGAGATTGATCTTGAGATATTCGCCAGAGCGAACATCAGCCACATAGATAGGCATGACTTCCGCGCCGATGAAAAGATTCTGTTTGTTGGAGCGGCCCTCGTAAACGGCTTGGGCGATGTCTCCGCGGATTGTGGTGGTAGAGAGTGACATGATTTTAGTTCCTTAAAAATTAACGCTTGACAGCATATTCAATGACATCTCCGGTCGTGCCGGAATTGATGGCAACACCGAGAGTCACGCCAGAGGTGACGAGGGTTCCAACGATCACGCCGCCAGTTGTGGCGAAGATATTGGAGCCAGCGGTCACGGGGCCGGGAGAGACGATGCCGAATTGGGTTGGGTGGAAAAGCTTCACCGCGCCAACGCTGCTTGCGGCAGTGTCGTCTTGGAGAACTCCGATCGCCTCGCTAGCGGTGACGACCGTAGCGGCTGCATTGTCGCCGGAGATATAGACCAGCGTGTTAGCCGAAACCGCACTCGCGAACGAGAAGGATCGGAATGAATTGTCGATTTGTGTTGCCATGGTTTTTAGAGATTGATGAGTTGATTGGAATCGCGGAGAGCGATGTATTCAGCGGGATGATTGCTCATCGCGAATTTGATTGCGGCTGTCTTGCTGCCGAGTTCGGAAGTCTTGGATTCGATGAGAGCTTTGAGATTCAATTTCTCTTCAGTCTTTACTTCGGCGGTTGCGCTGCCCTTCATAGGCGCGGCTCCAAAGTTAGAGATGATCGTGTCGATCTTGGCCTCAAGTTTGGAGAGAGCGGAATCGCTAGAGACCGCTTCACAGTTGCACATTTCGGCGTCCTTCTCAGGCTCGGCGGCGGGAACCTCCTCCATTTTCTTCTTGTAATCGCCGAAAGCGGTTTCAAGAGCGGCGAGGCGGGAAACGATATCAGCGATGCTGACTTCGTCCTCCTTGGGTTCGATTTCAATTTTCGCGTCTTCCATATTTGAGGAAACTTTGTCAACTGATTTCGCTTCAAAGCTGAAAAGGCCGGTAGGGTTGGCGGCGGGAGTTTGAACGAGATCAGCGCTGTAAAGTTCTTCGCAGCTTGCAAAGCGCTTGCCGTCGATCTCACGCACAGGGCCAGAGAAAGCGATTGAGATGCCGAAGGTGTCGGGGAGCTTCTCGGCGATTTCGAGCACATATTCCCTGCGCTCGGCGTTCTGAAGAAGGTTTAGATCGGCGACGAGTTTATCGCCTATGATGCGAAAATTGTCGCAGAATCCAACGATGTCCCTAATCCCTGCACCGTGATCCAAGTTTACTTTCACGCCGCCTGCGTAGGTTTCCGCGCAAGCCTTGACTTCGCGCAGGGTTTGAGCGTCCACGAAAAGCCCGTGGCCCTTGGCTTCGCCCACGCTGATCACTGACACGCCTTCGATGATATCGCTCATGCGAAGGCGGCGATGTCAAAAGAAAAGGGCCGATGGAGTCCAGGTCGCTCGGTTGCCTGATGCGCTTCCTCGATAGAGCGCGGTTGCCCGCGTCGAGTTAGGGGGATTGGTCGCCCATACGGACGCCGCTCGCCCGCCTCAGGCTACGACTTAGTGGCGCACCGCCCTCGATGCCCCACCGGCAAGATCAATCCTTGTATCGTTTAATGATATCGTCAAGGTAAAATTCTTCTAGAGCGGCCTGCGCGAGCATCAAGATTTCCAAATCGTTTTCTTCGCGGCAACCGACGATCTCAAACGAAGTTGAGATGTGCGGCTTCGTGCGATTGGCTGAGATGTTGGTTGCCATGCCCGTCACGGGAACCTGCGCGGAAATGGAGAGCGCCACCGGCCCGATTGCCGGTGACGCTTCCACTCCAACAACACCGACCGCACTGGAAATTTGAACCTGCGCTTCGCCGACTTTGAGCTTGCCAACCACGCCGCGCTTGATCTCTACAACCACTCGCTGACGCTCGCGGTAGAAGCCCCCCGGCAGATCGCGGGCCACGATGGGCGGCGGTGGCGGGGGGCCGCTATCGATCTGAAGCAAGCCCTGCGTGCCGATCGACAGTGGCGTAGGGCTTGGCAGCAAGCCCTGCGTGGCGATGAGCAAGCTGGTCAAGATCGTCATTAGTCGCGAGAGACGGTGGTCGTTGTTGCGCCGT